GCTAAAAATGGCACCAACTCCATACAGAGCAGCAAAAATTAGAGTCATGAAACCGTCGAGGCTTCCCTTGATGATGTATTTCATAATGTAGTGGTTTGGCTTACATAATCATTATATCATAAATCGCGGCAAATGTACACAACTATTTTCACGGGAGTGAAAATAGTTCCCGGACGTATACCCGGTATAGAAAAATCCTTGTGTCTATATGCCTCGGGAGGCATATTCTATGGCGCGAGAGGCTTCCAGTTCGAGCGGACGGCTCTTATACCATCCTCCAGTCTCAATATCAATTTCTCTACATAGAGACGCGACTTCATTTGGGGTTATTGGATAACCGCGTTTCATTGCGTTAGAAGAAATGTTAACCATTATTTTATACATTTGCGTGTACCACCCAGAATTATGTAGGTTTCGATAATCATTAACCATGTTTTTATTTACAAACGGGCAGTCATGATATGATTTCCACGTGTAAGAAATGTTTGTGAGCGACTCGCGTCGGTGTTGTAACACCTTTAAGCGAATGCTTTCTGGTAACTTATCAATAAATGACGTCGCAGATTCTCTTGCTGTATATTCGTGTTTTGCCATTACGGCATATGGATCTAATAACGGCGCATCACGATTGCTAAAGATAAACTTTTTAGAGCCGGGATAATTAGCTGGAACATAATACATTCTGCTAAGATCTTTTGTTTGTGGATCTCCCAATGAATTATATTCTTTATTTAATGCATACCATAAATGTCGTATATGATCTGCTGACACTTCGCACGTTAGTGGAAGTACAACTCTAAATTTAGGATGCTCGTCAGTTGAACTTGCAGAACTATAACATGTATATCTTACATCTCTAAAGATTGCTAGTGTATCCATCCAATGACCTTCATACGTGTCAACGTCGAGAGCAGCCCAGCCTCCCCATGAAATTACATTAGAGTTTTTACGGGTCTCTCCAGATTTAAATATTGCGGGAGAAATTAGAGCAGAGCCCTGTTTGAATTCTCCCTTTTTTGGTTTATAGCCAGGCTGTTCGCTAAGTTTATACAACAACTGTTCAAATGCATCTACCGAATTAAACGTCATTTGTCGGTGTGTCTTGTTATCAAATATTGATTTGAATATTGTAAGACTGTATTGCATAATTTATAACCCGGATAGTTTACCGTGATTCCCAATATGAGAAGGCGCGATCCATCCGGCGGGTTTTACGAGATCGGGCAAGTTTAGTGGATTTGGTCTAGATTCTTTTATTCCAATTTGCTTTGTCATATTCGCTTCCTGGACTCGATCCCATGCTGCATAGGCGTTTACACCAAACGCGTCAAGTGTCCCAATAGCAACTACGCATAGATCAATTAGGCCGTCAACTACTTCTTCGGCGTCAATCGGCGATTGACGCGCCGCTGCCTTTGTTTCGTTTAATTCTTCATCTAAAAAGCTTAAACGAAATTCAAGGAATTTTTGAAGCTTTTCTGCGTCGAAGCTTTTTACGCAGTCGTGCACTCCGTATTTTGCGTGCATAGTGTATATGTCTTTTACCCAATTTGTGCTCATATTGTATATATCTGTTTTTATGCGAAAAAATCTTCAAGGCTCGCAACTGGAATTGCTTTCCAATGTACTGCGTTAAGTACAAGTTGGAGCGGGTCAGAAAATGTTTTACTAAATAATAAATCACGATCAACCCAGCGGTGAAGTTCAAATTCTGTCGGCAACACGTCAATAAATCCAATTACGTTTTCACGCGTGGGATTGCCCTTTCGCAAATAGATATATTTGATTTTATCGCCTCCCCTAATAAGACGATATTGCTGCGTTAGGTTGAGTTGTTTAATTAGCGTGTTGTACATAATTGATGCACGACTATTAATTGGTGTTCCGCTTTTATAAGGAACCTTTGCGCCGTTTACACCAACCTTTTGTGTCCACTTTATAATGTCTGACACTCCTCGCGGAAATGCCATTTTTTCAATTGGGTGCAGATCAAACTCCTCGCGAAACTTTGAAACTTCATCTTGAATGGCAGACTCTGAACTTGTAACTAGAATTTTAAAAATCTTTTTAAACTCATCTCGGCAAATTTTAGGAGTGCTGCTCTTGATTGCTTCGATTCCTTTCATGACAATCTTTGGTTCAGAATATTTTACACCTTCGCTGCTAAGAACATTTAGAATATATCGTTTCTTAGCGGTAAATATTGCAACACTGCTGATCTTTTCGACTTTCATAACCATCGTGTTTTTATAAGAGTTTGTCTTGCGCGACATATTTTCATAAGCAGCTCTAATCACTGGTTCAAGCGCCTCTTTACCAAACTTAATTAGAAACTCGTGCGGGTCTTTCGGTGCGCACTTTTGTATAACATCCGATAGGTTAATATAAATTGAGTCTGTGTCAGATGCAATAATTCGGTCTTTGGGGGAGACGTCAATCAACGCATTCGACAAATAGTCATTTACTGCGTTTTCCGCGGTATGAATAGCAAGTTGACCAGTTAGGGTAATGCCCTCCGCAATATCCAAGTTAAAATACCGGAAATATTGGTTTGCGGCAGCTCCATAAAGACTGTTAAGAAGAATTTTTAAACACATTTGACGGTTGCTAGCGCGGTCAATTTCGATTTGAAGTGTGTGATAGCGCTGTGAGTTTTTATCAGTGGTCTCTGCTTCTTGCTCATAATCAAGCATTTGACGCTTGATTAAAACACGCTGGTTGTATAACTCTTCAATAATTTCAGGAAGAATGCCCTGTTTATCACGTCGAAAGCACGCGCCGTTTGCCGCAACTGCTAGGTTGTCTGATGGCGCCCAAACCTTTTCAGATTCTAGAATCTTATCTTCGCCAAAGTGTTGGAGTTCTGGAACTTTCATATGAGGAACAATTGTCTCGGGGCTCATATTGTATTGTATAATAAGATTTGGATAGAGACTATTAAGGTCAAAGCTCATAACCCATTCATGCCGGCCAATGTGTGGTTCCTTAACAAATCCGCCCGCATAGTCGGTTTTAAACGAACGCGAGTTTGGTGGAATTGCGATTTTACGACTGTGCAGCTTGCGAAATATAATGCTGTCCCAGATTGCAACCGTGCCAAGCGTGTCGGAATAATTTACGCCGCCAAAATACGCAAGAGTAAAGGCAAGAGTAATAAGGCCCAGCTTTGCTTCTAGTCGTTCAATAAGTTCAATATCGACAATATTATAATCGATAAACTTTTGATAGTTCTTGTCATACAGCTCTGTGAGTGTGCCGTATTCGCTATAGTCAATTTTGTTTTGACCAAGCACAACTTCAGCAATAAAGTCAAGGCGATATGACTCTTGGGCGCCATATGTATTTGCGGCAAACTTTTTGAAAAGATCGAGATAATCTAGTTGCTGAATGCCATACACGTTGTAAAGATAGTTTTCTTTACCTTTAATCACTACGGCTTTTTGTTCAACATAATTCCACGGAGACAGACGCTTTGCATAGTCTTGACCGAGTACACGCGAGATTCGATTAACCATATATGGAATATCAAACAATCGAACGTTCCAACCAGTAATAACATCTGGCACGTTTAGCGGGTCAGACCACCATTGTATAAAGTCTAAAAGCAATTCGGCTTCTGTATCAAACTGCTTAAATTGCTTTTTAAGATGCGGTACAGATGATTGCGAAGGGTCATAGTGTTTTAACCCCCAAACAATATAATGATCAAGTCTGCTACTCTTTAATCCAATTGCTGTAATTTCTTGATCAGCAACTGAAGGCTCGGGAAAACCATTGTCGGACTTACACTCAATATCAAGAGATACCACATCGATTTTTTTAGGGTTGTACTTAATTTCGTTTGGAAACTCTGCCTGAATAAACGCAGGTATATGACGGTCATTTCCATAAATTTTAAAGCTGTCTATTTCTTCATAGCTTTTAGTAAATGCGCGACATTCAGACATGCTATCAAACCGCATTGGCTCGAGAGGCAAGCCGTCAAGTGAACGCCATTTTGCATTCGCGTCTTTGCTTTCGAGATACATAACTGGCCGGAACCGGTATGTAGTATAGATTTTTTGTCCGTCTTCGTCATACCCCCGGTATAAGAGAGTATTCATTTTTCTTTCAATGCACGTGTAAAAGCCCTTAATCATGTAAGAACATTATAACACAAACTGGCGAAGATGTACACTACAATCTTCGCCAGTTTAATTTATAGTTTTATTACGCGGGTTATATATTCTCAGGCGCAGTAAATTCCTTAAAGGAAAGTAGCTTTCTACTGGAAATTATTTCAAAGAAAGTCTTTGCTGCTTCCGAGTTTAATTTTTTATAGTCAAACGAGACTTCGCTGTATATAGGGCGATAATGTAGAGTACATTCTTTTGGCACGAGCAGAAGTTGACCAGTGGTTACCATATCAGCTTTTTTAATATCGCCGGTACGTATAGGATTCATAAACTTATCTTTATGCGGCTTTTGCGACATTGCCTCGAGAAACTCGTAGGGGTCACGTATGTCATGGTCTCGTAAATAGTTATTTACGATTTCCCAACGAACCTCAGAACTTTTGCGAGCCGCAACAAGATGAGCGTCTGTTGCCTTTTTGCTATAACCAAGTATTGGCATATCAATGCCGTGGTTTGTGCGAACGCAATGATCATCTGCTTTAAGAATCTCCTTTAACTTATAAACATAGTCACGCGGTTTTTCAGTTGTGGCATCTTCCTTTTTTATAGTAAACCCACCTTCAATTAAATAACATATTTTTGAGTTAAAGACAAAGGTTGCACCGGCAAGCTTTTTTTCAATTAGATAGTCAGCAGCTTCCTTTGGCGTTTTATATAGAAGAGCGTTTCGAATAGCGAGTCCGTCGGGAGAGACTATAGCTTTTTTCTTTTTTTGCGAGGACTTGCTGAGTATTTTATCTCCCTCTTTTTCATCGCTCTTAACGCTAAACGATGCCGATAGTATGGATAGCCCATATTCGTTTACGCCTTCTGTCCAGCGTGTGGTCTGATCATCAATAAAGAGGCGTTGAATGTCATTGCGGTTTGAGTTTATTACCTTAATTGACGTTGAATAGTTGCGATCTCTATTTTTCGCACCTATCCAACCATACTCTTTAACGTACTTTACGGCTACTACACACATATACAGATAATTGCTATATTGTTATTTATACACAGAGACCTTTCACGCTTTCTTTTTAACGTTTCCAATGCTGTATTTACAGCGCAAATCCCATTGGGATTTATCACGATGAGAAATAATTTTTATTTGCTTCAGTGATGAAACGTCAGTGACGTCTGGGCATGCCACAATTGTAAGCAGCCCCCAGTCGGAAAGCAATATAGCAATTGTGTTTCGTCGGCAGCGATCGTCAAACATAAAGGTAGACGGTTTTCCGTCTAGCATAAAGAGCTCTTTAAAGTGTACTATAAAATACCGCCCCTGCTTATGTAGTATATGACAACTCTGATAAAGTACATTGCCCTCTCGTTTAGATGACACACCAATACGAGTTAGGGTTTCTTTAATTTTTAAAAAATCATCAGGATCACCCAGATATACCTCAAGCATATCTGTAGGTGACCACTCAACAATGTCAGTCGGGGAAAGTGGCGCATTCATAGCAATATACTATATTTATAATATATTGCATTTACATTGCTTATTTTTTACGACTACGCCGCGCAGCTTTATTCTTGAGTCGACGTTTTTCGACTCTTTTTGGAGACAAGTTCTTCTTGCCTACACTTGTTCTAAACCCTCGTGCCATCATTCGACGTAAGACCTTGGCAGGGTCAATTGTCAAGTGTTGACCTGGCTCGGGCTCGACCACAGCGGGTATTTCTTCCAATATTTCCGCCTCGATTATATTATTTTTTTGATTTTCCGCCAGTGTCATATTTTTGTTTTAATTTGTTTAAATGTTCAGGCGAAAATAGTTCAACGACCTGTCGCGCCTTATCTGAACTGTAATTGTATTCGGCCATTATGTGAGTTATAGAGTTAGAATCATCTGCACGCTTTAACCATTTGCTAAAGCGTTTTCGAGGACGTATTGCATTTTTTAGAAAGTCATATTGCATTTTTGCTGGCAATATATGATACCGGTTCATTTCATTTGCAAATATTGCGCTATCACTGAAATATGATAGCCCACGATTAACCATAAATGATACATAAGCGCGGTCAGGACTAGCCGGATCTGGCAACGAGGCGCTGCTGTCCGCAGTACAATTTTGCAAAAGATTGGCGCCGCCAGCACCAGAGTTGATGCTATTGATAAAATCAAATGGAGATAGCTTTTTTAGTTCTTTTTCCATTCAACGCTTCCCATAAGTTCTGTCATACATGCAACCATATTAATTTCTTTATCGGCGACAAATGCTGCTTTATAGCTATAGTCCGCGAGTATTAAGACCGCATTTGGTATTGATGCTTGCGACACAACATCATATATGCTATCATAAATCTTTCGAAATACGACAGAGGAATCCAGGCTGCTGTTATTTACTACCCACGCTCTCATTGCTTTAAAATCCTTGAGACGTAATGTATTTGCAAGTTCGGCGATGCTTTGATCGCTGAGGCCTACAAGTATTGCGCTTGGGATTTCTCCGCTCGCGCTATGTTTTTGACATTCATTGAGCACTCGTCGCCAATCCGGGGCATGCCGAATAATAAGCTCTGCCAATGTCTGGTCATGAGCCGTTACGTTTTCAGTTTTTAAGATAAACTTTAGTCTCTTTAGAAAATCACCCGCGAGTGCGGCGAGCACTTTTTTAGGAGTGTTAAACTCTATGACTGAACACCGACTGTGTAACGGCTCAATGATTCGATTTTTAAAATTACATGTAAGAATAAACCGACAATTGTTGCTAAACTCTTCAATAAACCCGCGTAGCGCAGGCATAGTACTTTGCGGATTTAAATAATCCGCTTCGTCAAGAATAACAACTTTGTATCCACCCGAGAGAGACACAGTAGAAGCAAACTGTTTAATTTTATTACGCAACACATCAATGCCACTCTCTTCAGAGCCGTTGATTAAAATATAATCAAGGTTTAGCATATTACACATCGCTTTTGCGACTGTAGTTTTTCCTAAACCAGCCGTTCCCGAAAGCATTAGGTTGGGCAGCTGCCCTCCCGCCACAAGCTCATTGAGAGTCTTTTTAAGATCGGGCGGAAGAATACAATCATCAATTGTTTGTGGACGATATTTTTCACACCACAACCATTCGTTTTCGTCAATTTTCATAATGCTATCTTATACCAAAGTGATTTGCTTGTACACACTTTTAATCTCGTCCACTTCGTGCTCAAACTGAGTGGCGTTTTTTGTCCGGCCAAACGCCGTATTATGGTATAGTTTAGCAACCTTGCGAATTAGCGGTTTTGGCAAATTAAACGCGTCAGCCGCGGCGTTTATAATTTCTCTAACTTGGTCTCGAGCCTCTTCCATTTTATATAATTCTGTGGAAATCTCGCGCATTAGAGCGAGTAGCTCGGTTTTAGTTTTAGCATCTTCAGGCATTATGTATTAATTATTTTTCTTTAAATGTGTGGTCAGTTATCGCGATAACCAGAAGAATTGGATTCTTGTGTAGAGTTGGATGTGCACACCGCATACGTGATTACTGCAGCGGCGGCCCAAACAATAATGGAATATAAAACAGCCATGGCGGGGCTGCTAGAGCGGCGCCTGGTTTGTTCAACTCTTCCACGCTGGTCAGCATCTCCAGCTGGGCTCATGTATTGAATCCATAGGATAAGCCGGCCAGGTGCAGTAAACAACCTAAAAAGTGCTCCACCCTTGTCAGCCCCGTCATGTCTGCCTATATTCATATTAGTCTTCTTGTGATGCGTCTTGTTCTTTATTAGCCCCAAAATCAAAATTCAATTGATTTTGGGGCGTGTCTGCGCCAGTGTTTGTCGACTCGGCGGTCTCCGAGGTCTCTTCAGGCGATCGCTCAGGTAGAAAAGATTTTAACTTTTCGTGAAGAGCACCCACTACTTGGAACTCACCTGCTTCAAAACCCCCACGACGCGAAACAGTTGAAATGATATTATACATTAGTATGACATCATTCACGGTAAGCATTGCATTAGTATCTCCTGTTGTTTCTTCTGTATTTGTTTGTTCTGTTTCCATAATTTTTTAATTAAAGGTTGATGTTTTTTCCAATGCGATGTAATATTGCACGGGAAGACTCTCGTGTTTCCAATGACTTACAAGTTTAGAAGACACATTTACCTCATAATCGCCCGACAGCACTTTAAGATTGGCAATCAAAAATTGCAAATCAAACGATCGTGTTTGAGGGTTGTTTTCGTCTAGTATCACTGAAAATGTATTTGCCGCTGAGTTTTTTGGGTCAACCACATTTAGAACTATGGTGCCGTCGTCTCCTTGAATTGAAATAATCGAATGACCAAGCACTCCAGCCGCTTTGCGAATTTGTGTAAGAAGATCAGCGGATATTTTTACAACCAAGTCTGTGCTTGGCATATTAATTTTATTCTTGGGAGTTGTTAAGATGCTTGGATCTGCAAACCTATAAGATGCAGAAGTTTTCCCGGATGAAAATTTAACAGAACTTTCACTAAAGACAAGATCGGGGTCTTGAAGCAAGCTAAAGATAGAGATAAATTCGTTTAAATCGTAGATTCCGAAATCTGTTAAGAAACTTTCCGAAATATTAGCGAGTGCCATAATATTTTTGGCCTCGGAAATTGTCGAGAGAGGCTCGCCGGCCTTTACGAAAAGGTTAGAATTTATATTTGAGAAATTCTTTAGAATGTCTATTGTTTGAGATGATAGTTTGATCATAATGTAAGTAGTTTATTATATATTAGAAAGAGGCGGTTGTACACACATTTATTTTCAGTGGCTGCAATTCATAGTAGAACAACATGCATGCAGCTGCGTGAGCGGCATGGTGTACGCCTGACTCAGGGTCATGTGTCTCTCCTTTACGAAGAGCCCATAAATGTCGCTGAGCTGCTGCGAAATATCGGTTTTCAGCATCGTCGAGAAGCTTCCAATTGTCTCGTGAATATTTATTTTTGCCATAGGTTAATGCATGAACAGTTTCCTCGAGCGCGTAGGGTGGAAGCAGACTGTAGTCCGCCTTCTCAGAATCATATTTAATACCAATAGACATATAGATTATAAGAAAAATATGTGGCGACAGTATAGAACCATCGCCACATATTTAATTTACGGAATTAGCCGTTCTTACGTGGAGTGCCAAGGCGATAGCGCTTGATACTGGCGCCGTTGCGATCAGTGCGTGGGTTTAGATAGATCGCGACACCATGATCATTACGAAGTGCGCTAATAACGCGGGAAGGATCCGCAATACCTGCACGACGAGCTTCGGCTGCCGAAAACTCATGTCCCTCTTGAAGGAAAGCGAAAATAGCTTCCTTTTGAGTCATATTCTTAACGAGACGTGCCAACTTGGTTGTTTCAATTTTAGTCATTGTATTTCTGTTTATTCTGTTTTTTGGTCTATAGTTTCTATGTTTAGCGTAGACCAACCGCCAAAATTTATAAATTGTTAGAAGGGAATTTCATCCTCGGCCGTGTCATCACCGGCAGGTTCTGGACTTGCAATTTGGTTGCTGTCAATCTTAGTGTAAAGATCGAGAAACGCTTCGCGTGTTTCTGTTTCAAAGCGGGCAATGCACATGCTTATTGCAGTCAAGCGATCTTGGAAAATGCTGTATGCCTTTACAATGTGGCAGAGGCGGCGAGTTGAAATAAGTTCATCAACACCCTCAGCGTCATAAGTCTTGCGAATAACGCTGCTCCATGCCACGAGCTTTTCCACAAATTCATCGTCATCAACCTTGAAACATTCCATATGTTTCATGATTATGTTACGCTCAACCTTAAACGGCGGATATGGCTGATCAATTGTAGCGACAAACCGTTCGATGAATGCCTCATCAATGATATTTGCAGCGCTATAGCGACCATCGTCTGAACCCCGGCCCTTGGTATTTGCTGTGGCAATCACATTAAATCCTTGGGCCGGAGCTACAACCTCACCAACCTTCTTAATTAAGATAGGCTTTCCTTCAAGCACCCCCTGAAGACACATAATCTTGTTGCTTCCGCGATCAAGCTCGTCAATAAGCAGGATGCATCCACGTTCCATGGCTTTCACCACGGGACCTTTTTGGAAAACGGTTTCGCCGTTTATAAGGCGAAAGCCTCCAATCAGGTCATCTTCATCAGTTTCAGGGGAGATTTGCACACGAATATATTCGCGCTTAAGTTTGGCACAGGCTTGCTCGACCATCATGGTCTTGCCATTGCCTGACATTCCAGAAATATACATTGGGAAAAACATTCGCGATTCAATGACGCGCTGAATGGTTTTATACTCACCCCATCGAACAAACGTGTGGTCGTTTTCTGGAATATAGATTTCGTCATTTGAGACAGAAGAAACTGCGCATGCGAGATTTAGCGCAGTTTTTGGAATTTGAGGGGTGGCAACAAACGGTGCGGGTTGATCGTCAGTCAACAGGCTGGATATGTCGAACTTTCCACGCCCGACTCGTTTTGCGGTTTGAATAAGATATTGGTCAATTTCTTTGAACTTCAAAGAATGAGCGCGACCTGCCGCGAAAATAGCCTTTGATGAGACTAGAGTGGGATCATTGTTCGAAAACAAATCGTGTAGTACTGCGGCTTTTTGTCCTGGTGTCATTTTTTCTATATGGTGTGGTTGGTTTTGCTTACAAAGTTATTATACACTAAAATTTTGCATATGTACATAATAAAGTGATAAAATATTCATTTTTATGCGATAAACTCAGCAAATTTGTTCAAAAAGACTCGTGAAACTCGTTTTTCTGTGTTAAATTTTGCAAAATCGCGTGCAATTTTGTTTTGAGCTGAGTTTTGAGTAATGTCTTTAGAAAATTCGTCACTTTCAAATGTATCGCCGTCATCAGCAATATCAAGATCATTTTTCGAATCAAATACAAAATAGGCGGTATACCCAAATCCTCCTTTGATTGCTAGGCATTTTTCTTTGCGTGCAACCTTTTGGAGAATATTGAACTTTGCTACTGCGTCGCTCCATGAAAGATTTTTATTGTCGGCACGCAACGCAGCAATGCAATTGTTTTTGTAATCCATTCTATTGTTAGAAACAAAAAACCCAATTGCTGTTGTATCACATGTCTTTTTCAAATTATTGATAAGATCTGCATAAAGATCACGGTTGTTTGTTATTGGAATCTTTATGCCAAATACCGGCAGGATTTTAACAGTGTTCCACGGGTACTTATCCTCATGTTCATATTCTTCGCCAATTTTGTTTTTATGAAATTTTATGCTGCATGCGTCTCCATCAGTTAGGAAAATAGTGTTCATCTTTTGAACGTTATGAGTTGCTCGAAAGCGGCGCACAATTTCGTGGGCGACAATAATAGTTTCGTTTAGAGGAGTTCCATTCATAACTTCATATTCACTATTAAATGCTCCTCCGCTATAACCGTTATGACGAGTTTGAACTTTTAATTCGCGACATGCAGTTTCAAAATCTGGGCGCTTCATACGAGAATGTAAAAGCTGAAAAATAATTGTATCTGAAAAATCGAGGTTATAACCGGGAAGAACGCAGCTCCGCGGAGAGTCACCGAGGTAACGGCTCGTAAAACCGTAAACTTCAAATGGAATTTCAACGGCCTTACAAAAGGCAACCAATTGCAAAGTTTGCGTAATCACCCGACCTATCGTCCCGCCCATAGATCCAGAATAGTCAATAAAAAATACCATTCCGTGGTTTTTCGCATCTGCGAGATTTGTAACACTCTTAAAAATTTGGTCTTCAAATTTATATGAATGCAATCGGTTGACGTCAATTGAACCTGTCGTTGACCGGGTTGCCCGGCTATACTGGAAGGCAGCTTTTTTACGCTCAAACTCTTTTACTAAAACAGCGACATGCTTTTTGGTATTTGCTGAAAAGTCTGACCAATCCTTTAAAGTTTCAGGAGAATCCATAACAGTGTTATAGAGATTTAGATTCTTGCGGCGAGCCTCCATAACTTTCTTAACTGGAACAATACTCTTCATCATGTCAGCAATATCTGGAGCATTGACAACCATATTTGCAGTATTCTTATCTTGAAGATTTTCCAACGCTTTCTCTACCGAGCCTAACGTGCTTGAGGTCAACTCTTCTTCTAAAGCAGAATCAGCCGCGAGTTCCTCTGCAGATTTAGCATTTGCTGGTTTCTCATCTGAAGATGAAGACTCGCCATCAGCGGGTTTTATTTCGTCGGAGTTATTGCCTGCGGCTGATGATGTTTGTGGTTTTTTGGTATTACTACTATCAAGTTCGGTTTCTGGACTTGAAGACTTACCGTCATTGACGCCAAAATCACCCTCATCATCGCTTGGCTGCGCTTCGTTGTCGGCAGAGTCATCAGCTTTGGCAGATTTTTGTTTTTTCTTGGATTGCTTTTTAATCATTTTTGCAATATCTGCACAAATAACCAATACATCGTCATAGCTATTAGCTGCAAGACATCTCTTGTAGATTGCTGTTTCAATATCACTGAGCGGAATATGCATTTGACTTCCAATCTTTGCGTGCAAATTAAGACGATCCGCAAATCCTAGTGTATTAATATCAACTCCAGAAATCTTAAAAAGATCATTCGTGATAAAGTAGCTATAGCCGGCTTTAAATGAAACAACGAGACCGGGATATGTGTCGCGAATCATTCGCTCAATTCGAATGTCCTCTACAATATTTGCAATGTCAAATGGCACATTAGGCAAAAGCTTGTTAAATCGCGCAATGGCGTCAGTCGGAGTGTATAGAGCATGCCCAACTTCATGACCAATTAAAAGGTCAGACACTGATTTGCTGCCAGTGTTCCACGTTGGAAGACCCAACACTCTATTTTCGACATCGAAAAAGGCAGTCTTATACTTACCAATTGCGACTTGTATATTCTCCTTTGCCAGCAGCTTTGCTAGCAACGTTTGATTGCCAATCGCAACTGGCGTAGTTTCTTTATTTAGTGAGGCAACCATTATGGTATAATAATACCATAAAACTGCGTCATTGTACAACAAAAAATGCGAATGATGCGAAAATAGTTCTAACTCATTGGTTATTATAGGCAATTTGTCACACTTTATGCCATTTCTTTAATCGCAGTGAAGTTTTTGACCTTGTGAAACTCGATTTTTTGATCAAATTTGCCTTCGAGGAGATCTTGCTTGTGGCTAATCACAAATATTCGCGTGTCTTGATCCAGCGTATTCATGATTTTAAGTAGGTTATCAACACCGTCTATATCTAGGCTTGCATCAAAAACCTCGTCAAGTATAAGCAAATTAGTATTGCTACTATTCTTCATCTTTGCAACCTGTCTCCAGGCAAACAGCAGACTTAAATCAATTCGCTGTTTTTCTCCCTCGCTAAATGAGCTATAGGAAAAATCATCACGGTGACGCGAACGTATTGTTTCGGTAAAATTTTCGTCGAGCGTGAAAAGCACAAAAAAGTCAAGGATTTGAAGATAGTGATTTATAAGCTTATTCATAACAGGAAGATATTGACGAATAACTTTTGTTTTTATACCAGTGTCCTTTAACAGCTCGCCTATTGCTTCATTATACATGCGTTCTTCAAGCTGTGTAGCCTTTAACTCTTGAAGAGTTTCTTTTTCGCGGTTTAAACCGTTAAGAGTTGTTTGAGCTTCAGCGGTCTCAGACGCCTCATGATGAGTGTTTAATAGACGCGTGCAATCCGTGATTCGCTTTTCAAGATTTATTATTAAATTTTGGTTGCTCTGTATTTTTGATTGCAGCGTGTTTAGCCGCTGCAGTTCTGTCGACGCACTCTGAATTGAGCCGCTGTTGTCAGTTAGCGATTGCACCAATTTTTCATAACCAAGTTGAAGCTCTTGTGCGTTATGTTTACAATTAGAAATTTTTGCTGATCGAGTCTCTTCACAAATTGATTGACTACACGTCGGGCATTCTGTATTAGATTCATAAAATTTAGAATGCAGCGCTATCTTTTTCATGTTGTCTTTGATTTGACGGTCATAGGATTGAAGCGATGCTCGGGTCTTTTCATGCCGCTGCAGCTGTCTTTGCGTTTTGCCGTATGTATCATTATAGTCAGCACTCAAGCCGATATTTTCCGTGGTCATAACATCAATATCTCCCTGTATAGATACGACTTCATCTTCATACTGAGAAGTCGTGTTTTCGTTAAGCTGTTGCAGGTGAGAAATATGTTTTATTTGAAGGTCTATTTTCTCCTTTATAGTAAATAGCGAATTATCAGTATCTTTTAAAGATTCTCTAAGCTTAGAAGAACTTTCTTTAAGCAGCACATTCATCTTACTAAAGACTCCAATGTCTAAGAGATCTTCAATAACTTCACGTCTATTTTGACTGCTGAGCTGCATAAACGGCACAAAATTACTGCTGCCGAGAACAACGACTTGGTGAAAACTCTTATGGTTTAATTTTAGAATATTTGTTTCAAGCAGTTTTTGATAGTCTCGCGAATGAGACTCTTGGTTAATCATTATATTGTTTTGCCAAATTTCAAAAATGTTTGGTTTTAGGCCGCGAATAATTTTGTATTCAGAAGAGCCCAATTTAAATACTACAGTCACAAGGCAGTTTTTACCATTTATGCTGTTTATAAGTTGCGGCTTGTTTATATTGCGATGCGGCTTTCCAAAAAGCACAAATGATAGCGCATCAAGCATTAGTGATTTTCCAGAGCCATTATGGCCTACAATAAGTGTGGAGTGGCTGTCATTTAACGCTATGGTGATTTCAGAGTCACCTACACTTAAAAAATTACGATAGCTTAGAGAAATAAATGTAATCATATTCCGTCAATTAGTTGTGATTCAATATACAGTTCTTGTAGTTTAGATTTTATGCGAGTTTTATCAAGGTCTGTTTCAATTGCTTCAACATAACTATTTAAAAGAGAGGGGGTATCGGAAATTTCAAGAGATGCATCATCAATGCTGTCCGCGGAATATTCCGAAAGTGATTCGATAATTTTAAGATCAAATGGCTCGGCAGCATTTATAGAGTCAATATACTTATCAAATGAATATGGATCCTTTTTCGAAGAGACTACTATTTTAACATAAGTGCCGGTCAGTTGTTGCATATTTACAACAGGGGGCGCTCCAAGTGAATCGTCATAGACAAGACGATTAAAGAGCGAAATGTTATTGCGAATTGGTGTAAGCTCACGTGTTGAAGTGTCTAGTATATGAAAATATTTAGGGTCATTGCAGTCCGCCCATGTAATTTCATATGGGACACCGAGATAGTGTATGTTATCTCGCGTACTCTTTGTATGATAATGTCCAGACAAAACCATTTCATATCTAGAAAAGAGTGCAGCGGACATTCCGTGACTGACTGCTGGTGCACCCTTCATCATTTCAAATCCAGAAAGTTCTAGATGCGCACACAATATTGGGGAAGGCGCTGTTTCAATAAATGCGCAGGATTCTACATAGTTTTCAGGAGTGATCCATGGCAATAACGCAATTGCAAGGCCGTCATAGTCTTTAATAGTTGGAGACATATGAACGCTTATGCGGTCACTGTGATATTGCAGCAGCTCGGTTAAACTGCATAACGAATTTGTGTTTCGAAAAAATACGTCATGATTGCCTGGAATAATATCCATGGTCATATTATATTCCACGAGTTTATCTAAAAACATCTCGCGATTGCGTGCTAACACTTTATAGTTTACATATTTCCGATGTTCAAAATAATCTCCTAGATGTAGTATATGAGTAATTCCTTCAGCAACACAACGCGGGAAAAATATTTCAGAATAAAACCGCTCGGTATAGTCTAAAAATATATCACTGCCATTTTTGACACCAGCATGGGTATCGGTAATTATCGCAATTTTCATAATATAAAATTATCAAGGCCGCCCGGCTCCTTCTTAGAGCTGCTTACTTTCTTTTGCGCTCGGTGTGGAGTAGCCTTGCCTTCTGCATCACACTCTTTATAAAAGGCATCATTTCTCTGTCTCATTTTTTCAACAACTCCCTCACCAGACATATCATCATCGTCAAACAACGCAAAATTTCCAATTCCGCCCTTTTCGATGAGTAGGTGTCTAATATCATCTTGTTTCTTTTCCTTTGCAATGCGGCGTAAAAACGCATACCACGAAATTTGGGTAAAATATGAAAACGCATTGGGGGCACCTGTTCGTGTAGGCTTGGTTATATCGTAATTCATAATTCTCTGAACACAGTTTTCAACTGCATCCATAACCATGTCTTCTCTATAACTATAATTTATAAAGTTTCCGCTACGAGACAGGCCATTCGCAATTTTTAAAAAGCATTCGCCAATGTAATTTGTAATAATCTTAGGCTCTCTGCCTTCTAATTTGTCGAGGTTAACGCCGTGCACATATTCAATAACAGCCGCGGAGAATTCTTTATTATTAACATAGTCGTCGCCGCGAGATCTTCTTGCTCTACTTTTGGTCTTTTCAGGATTCATGTTTGTATTATACACTATTCGAGTGCATTTGTAAACACTTTTTATAACAAATTTACATTTTGTTATTTACATCACTAGAATAATTGTGTATAATAATCTAAGATTGTTAATTGCCATTAGTTTTCCTCAGACGATTTATAAAAGCGTTCTAAAAAAGAATCCCATATATCTTCGTTTGATTGGTTATAATCTTGTGGATCAAATTTAGGTGAGGATAAATCATTATCTGCTGTATTTTCTTCGTGTAATAATAACTGCAGTCGATCATATATAAGTGCCTCTACATATCGACTCCTAACATCATCAGATGCTCCACATTCAGATTCTATTGAATGATTGTATATTATGCATGGCTGCAACCCATTTCCTGCTATACAAGGAGTCATTCTTTCGGTTAGCAAGCCGTCAGCTGTCATTGACCGATTAATTTCAAGTGGACATTTTAGCTGTATGCCGTATGAATGCGGTGCTGATACTTGTCCAATGATTATTCTGCCACTGAGCAATGTAAAGATTCTTACATCGAGCTGCTCAACGATTTTATATAAATTGTCAATCATAGTAGTGGTACTTCATATAAGTTATAATCAAAACCTTCACGGGCATATATTTTAGTGCGTTCTATCGCGTGTTGTAGAGTATAATTCTTTTTCTTTTTCCATGAAAAGTCATCAGAAATATCATAGATCGTGGTTGGACGGCCGTCATCTGATTTTCGCAGCCCTCGACCAATACTTTGAAGCACACGTATTTGACTTTTAGTTGGAGCAGCAAATATTATCTGATGCAGATTTTTAATATTTATTCCAGTACTAAATGTCCCCATACTCGCTACAATAATCGCATCGTTTTGGGTCTCGACAAGCTCACGAATGTGCTCACGATCATTCGCGCCAACTTCTCCAGAGACATAAAATATTTTTCTACCGGTCTCAGCAGTCATTTGTTGCAGCATTGCAAACAAGGGCTTTCCGTGTTTTTCAACTAGGTTAAAGAGTATTAACGTATTTCCCTTTTGGTCAAGTGCTAATTTACAAATAAACAAGTTTCTTCCCGGGTGGCTGACTATAGCATCAATTTCGGTTTGATAATCAACCTTTGAAACAACCTTTCGCAACTCATCGCTATGTTTACACACAATACAACGTATCTTGCAATCCGCCAAAGTATTGTTATCCATAAGTTCCTTTGTAGTAACTACACGAAGAGTGGGCCCAAAGGCTCCTACAAGAACACGTTCATTGCACAGACTGCCGTCAAGAGTGCCAGTTGTACCTATACGCATATGAGCCTGTGTGCACGCATTCATAATAGTATTTAAGCTTTTAGCTTTAAAGAGATGCGCTTCGTCTCCAAGAACCATCCCGTATTGTTTAAACCAACCTTTGTCCATGGTAATAGCGCTTTGCCATGTTGATATAACAATTCTAGAAGATATATTGTTTTTTTCCATGCCTGAGTATATCTTATGTATTTCAGACGTCGCATCAAAGTCGGGGTCGTGCTCAGAATAGTCGGCAAAATCTTTTGTCATTTGCTCAACGAGTGATGTAGTTGGCACTATAACTAATACCTTATGCGAATGCTGCTCTAAATACCAGCGAATACACATGTATATTATTAAGCTTTTCCCGGAGCCGGTTGGAGATATTACAAGACTGCGCCCTTCAGAACACGCATGTGTGTATGCCGCAATTTGATAATCACGAGGTAATATAGACTGCCCGCCACTCGTTATTTTTAATGAGTTTATATAGTCAAGACACGATTGTTTACTCGGCAAAGACGCAGAAATAATATCGGTATGGCATTCAATTGCGTATTTGCGATCATCAGCAAACTTTAATACTTCAAATAATAGACCATACGGCAGTCTCCCAGTTCGTGAATCAAATAATCGCACTTTGCCGTCCCACATTTTATTACGATACATTGGCATAAACTTATAGCCTTCTGCGTAAAATGTAAAATGCTCTGAAAGCTCTTGAAGTGCTCCAGAATCGCCCGAGACTACTCGTATAGAGGTCTCATCTATTTTATGTATTTTTATATATGACATTATGCTCCTGACACAAACCGTCTGTGGTCTATAATATTTTTAATTGTAGTATGACGCCATTTAATATTATCCATAATATCTTTTAATGCATCAACAATCGCATGTGCATACTCTATGCCGCCCTGCAGCTTTATTACATCTGCATCAGTATTATAGAAAAGATCCATATCACTCTTAAGCGGTTTAGCCATCCCATTAAAAGGATCATACCCCCAACCGTGTGAGTCCATCTCGTCTTTAGTCATTTTTCCGTTATAATACAACCACTTGTCTTTTTTCAAAATAGCCATTGCGAGCTCTTTTTTCTTAAGAGCAAGTTTTGATAGACTGTACAACTCCAAATATTTAGAATGCAACCTTGCACTAGCTATACTCGTATCATCTAGATTAACAGCGTCGATAACAGCGTCAATCTCCCAATTCTTTAACAATTCTTC